GTTTTCCACGGTTAACAGGAAAACAGGTTTACTCACCCGACACTAACAAACGACTATGAAACGGAATCCACCTAGGAGAGGTGGTAGAGGCCGTGGTTTACCGGCAGCGCAAGCTGCTGGTGGACCGCCTGCCGCGCCCGTTTTAAACCCCCCGCCTGCCGCTGGCCCTCCTCCCCCCCAGGGAGGACCGCCCCCGGCTGCCCCGGTGGCCTTACCGCCACCAGCATTCGTACCTACTGCAACAACAATCAAGTTTAAATACGCTGTTGGCAGTTCAGAGCGATGGAGTAGAATCCGCCGTCTGTTCGAACCCGTTCACATTACGACCGGTCGAGACTTTCATTCTCACCCCGAGTGTGCGATGACACGAGCGCTATCTGAAAAGGTAGCTATCCAACGACTCCGCAGTGTTGGATGCAGACGTATTTGCGACTTTGAAGGAGCACCTTTACGCAAATCTCTTTACAGCCAAGACGAACGCGACTCGGTTGTTTGGTACACAATTCCCGACCACTGTGTGAAAGACATTTTCCGACACGAGGAATTGATGCGCCGACCTGACTGCTGTGGATGCACTGTAACCAACTTCGCAGTGTGCCCTCACAAGCCTCAGATCGATGCCTTGCTACTGACCCATACAGTATATTATCATACGCAAGAAGACTTGTATGCAATCATTGCTGCCACAACTCAACAGCGAGCCTGCATTATAGTAAATCGCCACACTAACCCAATGGAAGGAACCATGCACGGAGGAGAATATCGTTATACCGTGATGGACGATGGCAAGGTTAAGTGTGAAGTCACTGGCGGTGAGTCTTATGGACCTCACTCTACAGTTGACTGGCTCTGGGCCACCGACTCTTGGCGGTCCGGAGGAAGAGCTCTAGCATGGGTTATTCATAAAGCCTATCTAGATGACGAAGGCACCTTGGATGGTGTCTACATCTTCGATATTAAAGTAGTGACAGGACCAGCCCTGGCCCTGATTAAGCCACCCGTTGTTGGCCCACTACGCTTCGAGGACTCACTCAATCCCACGATTACAGGAATCGTGCAGGTACCGGCATCATCTTTTGTCAGATTCCGACCAACCGGTATCATCGCCGAAATCGGGCGGCTGTGTTTCATGGTCAATGGAACACAAGTCATAGTGCCAAAAGCATTCCTCAGCTATTTTTTCTCCGAAATGGCCAATCAGTCGAGGACACATGCAACACTATTGACTATAAACAACCAATGTCGTCACTGGTTAAACAAGAACGCGCCTGCTCTCAACTCGCACCGCATCTTAACTGAAGTATTACCATTCTTGTACCACTACGACTTGGATCGCTACTCCCGCATCTACGAGCAGCTAAACACCAAAGCCAATCTATGGAACTGGGTATTCGGAGGAACACCCTTAGAGAGTAAGTTACCCGTAGAGAGGTATAATGCGGCGATATCAGGAAAGGAGCACGTTCCTTGGTTCTGGCGACCTGGCCAGGGCCGGCTAGTAATGGCAATTGCTGGCTTCCTCGCTCTCGCCTATAAAGGTGGCCCGCGTATGGTGGAATTCGTTAAGTCATTCATTCAGTCCATCAGAAAACGGAGTGCAGCGGAACCAAATCCTCGATCAGCAAGTCGGGGTCTTAGCCTTCAGAACGTATCCGCGTCTGACGCTATGCCTGTTGTTGCCCCCAAGCGTATCACATACGGGCACATCAGATGGGGTCTCTTCGACGCTGTGAAGAGGACTCTTACCAGTTGGTGGCAATGGATCAAAGATAGATGCAACTACTTCAAGACAGTTGTGTCACCACATGTTGATCCCCACGTGGAGCAAATTCGAGTATTCACTTCCCGAACTCTTGAACCTACAAGAGAGATTCTCGAACCACGAATTGTCAAAGCAAAGGAAATCACCTCCCGCGCAGTTGCTGGCGCTAAGGCAAAGATCTCCACCGCTACCATTGAAGCCAAGATGGGCTGGCGGATGAGCTTGGCAGTCGCTGACTGGGCTATCAAATCGGGACCGATTCTGGCAGAACAGGGTTGTTGGGAACATAGGCTACAACATAACCCTTATTGGATGGAATGCGTCATATCATCAGTCGACCAAGGACATTGGTTGGCAAACATCGAGAAATGGCGCAACAGGGATTTCCAGTTTTGTAAAGCTGGTCACATCATCTCTGATTCACCCAAGATTCTGAATCCGGACTTCGTTGGCAAAGCGGGCAGTTTAGGCGCCGCCAATGTCTCAGGCAAAGGGACAGCTGCTCGCTTGCAAGCCATGAAGAACCTGTCGGTTCCGTATTGGGCCAAAGTTCTGCAGAACATAACTTGGACAAAAGTGTTATGGGCTGCATCGATCACAGGCTTAGGTGGGTACCTAGGCTATAAGCTCGTGCGTGCAATTCAGAGCTTCTGGGCTAGTTGGGGCGAACCAGATAGGCCACCCAACAGGTTCAAACACCATGATTTCGACGACTTACCAGTCACTGACGATCCAACTAAATCGAAATCAACCGACCCACCCTCCTCAGTGGAGTATCCAACAGGGAAATCCGACCATGAACCAAGTGTTATTGATCGTGTCAAAGAAGAGCTAAGCGAAACGAGAACAGTAGCTGTTGACACCGCTGCAGATCTAGGCAAATTCCCGAGTGCCGAAGAAACCTTGGAAATCATGACCGGCGACAGTCTTGGAACACCTGTCGTGGCAACTGCAAAGCCAGTAATTGCTCTACCAGTTCCGTCGAACCTTAGATACGTTAAAGACGTTAAGGAGGTTAAATCAAAAATCAAATGGGGATTCACCATCATGCACCTCTGGGAAAACCAAAGGAAATGGTGCGAATTCTACCACTCCTCAGGCGGTGAGTTTCCTCCCGCCATTCTTGATGACACTCCTGAACGAATCGAAGATGGGATGATGATGATAATGGGTTTACCAGCCCTCCCCATCACTCGGACCGTATCTCCCACGGACATGGCAAAACGCTTGCCTAAAGCAGCCGGTGGCAAACATGTTGAGCTTGAAAGACATCCTTACCTCATGCAAGAGAAGGAGTCTACAGGTCTCTACATCATCGGCCCCACGTTTGGTTTAATACCATTGGTCCCTAGATTAGATGCTTACTCTTTAGAACAGGCGATTTGGAAACGAATTGCCATTCACGTATCTGATCCACTGAAGAAGGACGACACGTTCTGGCTTGACAACACCGCGAGACTCATCAACCTCTTGCCACTGTTGACCATTGCTGAACCCGTTACTCTAGTCACAAACGAGTGGACCTCTAAGTTAACCGCCACCGACGGTAAACCAATCGCATTGTGTATCCAACCCGGTCCCAAAGGGTTCCATGACCTAAGATGCTTCCGTTCAACAGGAAATCTATGGGCAAAGTGGAACTCACGCCATACACCAACCAGTCAATCAAACCATTTGAAAGGCGCACGTACTCTCGCCTCTTACGGCTGGAATCAGGACAGTCGCGACATCGCAAACCTTGGTACATTTATGGATGATCTCTATAGCCATAGGTTGTCAGCAACGAGAAATGCTTTCGTTAAGAAAGAAGGATATTATAAACTCGGAGCCGATGTTACACCACGTCTGATCAATGGATGGCAAAACTGGGCAAACGCTCTATTCGGACCCCACCTGTGGCTTAGTTCAACTGTGCTCTCTTACTACTGGCACCCTAAGACACCAATCTGTTACGCTTCACACACAACAATTGAAGATATCAGTGGCTGGGTCAACCGATACATGAGGTCTTTTGGGAATTTCCTTGGCTGCAACTTAGATTGCACAAAATTCTCCAGCACCCTAACGACTGATGTTTTGGATTTCATCAACGGTTACCATTCGTTTAGGGGTGCACCAGCCTCGCTAAATGCTTTGTTTCTTTATGAGAAAGCTTTCGGAATGAAGATTAGCAATAGGAACGGATCTGTTAAGTGCCGACTGCCAGTGAACGGCACAGACGGGGCACCTGATACCACTGAACGCAACACTGTGGTGTCTGTATGCATGTGGGCGCTAGCAACGACCTACATTAGAAAGTTCGGCTGCGATGGTAAGTTCGCAGTTCAGAAGGAGCGGATGTATTCATGCGTCGAGCCGTCAATGGCTGGCGGCGCATGTGATATATGTCCCCTTCTAGTGCTTGGCGACGACGTGTACGGGTTTCTACCAGACAGTTTTGGAGATCCCGCGCACATCGCTAACGCAATGACTCTTATCTACGCATTCTTTGGATTTTCCCTAAAGGCAAAAGTAACTTTGTACGGACCAAGTATAAGGTACAGGGAACCCATCGAATTCTGCTCTCGCTTACTATATCCTGGTGTTATCAACCGCGACACTGGGATGGAAGAATTCAAATTCGGACCTAAAGTAGGCAAAAGTTTACAAAGGCTGGGCGTAACGCTATCAGTTCCCCAACAGCCTCCGCCAGTTATTATGAGAGCCAATATACTGGGTGCGAAATCGTCAATGACCCACGTTCCACTCTTAAGAGAGTACGCAGAACGGATACTTGCAGTGACCAGCAAATACACGTCTGTGGAGGCGGCAATCGACCCCCATAAGTTTGCTTCACTCCGCGAAGACATCTACACTGCGAAAACTTTGGAATGGGTGGTGAATCATTACGAATTGACTGGAACTGAAACCCAACTGCTGTTGGATGGCATCCGTACAATGGAGCTTGACTCGGTGTTACCGTACACTGAGATCCTCCTGAAAATGCGGGCCATCGACAATGGCTAGACGTGAGTTGGGTCCCGTGAAAAACTCTGAACCAACAAATGTCTAGACGCTCTAGATCCCGAAACGCCTCAATGAAACCCAAGCTTGCTACCAAAGCAAAAGTCCAACGATCACGCTCTCAGCGTAGGTCAAAGAGCAGGGGCCCTAAACCTGCTATGCGCCGATCGCGCTCGGCAAAACGGGGTGTTAGCACCATCCCAACTGAGCCAACAACTATGGCTCCAACGGTGACTATGCGTTCCACAGGCATGAAGAACATGAAACTCGGTGCCAGCGACTACCTGGCGGATATCTCCATCTACGAGACCGTACCCGCAGGGACCATTCTCTGGTCCGGCGGTCTCTATCCGTCAGCCCTCGAAATGAGCGGCACCCTTCTTCAATACCTTAGCAAGGCTTACCTCCAATACCGCAACTACAATGTGGAGGTGATCTGGAACCCAACAACCACCTTCTTGAGTTCTGGCCAGGTCGGAATGTTGATTGTACCTGATCCCAATGATACTGAAATCGAGGACGAACCAGCCCTCACACGCAGGCGCGCTTTGATTAGCACCAAAGGCGCCGTCTTGGGACCACCATATCAAATCCTCTCCGCCAAAGCACCCTGGCCTAAGGGTATGACTGACCTCTACACTCAGCCCTCTACTCTCTCCGCCCCGTTAGGCTCCTTCAACAAACTCTACGTTCTCGCCATGACTGACCTGGTTGTACCAACCACTGGGCCAGCGCTTGGTGAGTTAACCATGAACTGGTCTATTGAGTTTGTTCGTAGCACCCTCAATGATGCCACCACCCAGACTTTAACCTCTTCGGTGGTCGGAACGGGGCCCGAGCTGACCCCGGATGTCTCAAGTGCGCAAGCACCATCCGGGGCCCTATCAGGACTCGAGGACCTGTCAACCACGGACATGAATAAGTACTTCAAGTCCAAGTGGCTTCGCGACCTACCTGCCTACAGCGCTAATCCCTCCAAGCTGCTGAGACAGATTGCAACCGCCAAGCTGCTCTGGAATTCTCGTGGCTACGACGGCCTTCCCACTGTTAACCTAGTAAAGGAAAGATTACTATTAAACGCAGTGTTGAGGGCCGTCCCGAGTGGTTACATGTATGCTGGAAGAAATCTTAGTCTTGCCAGCTTATACGTAGCCATTCTAAAGGCACTCGGCAGCCTTATCCTCCCTCAACCCCTCGTTGATATCGGAGGACGTCTGATTGAAGGATTCATCAACTCCTCTCGGACTCAAAGTGTCGAGATAACCAACTCTGGTCAAGCCATCAAAGTGTGGGGACACGGAGGCGGTCAAGGCACGACCGTAACTGCAACAGATATTGAGCAAGTTACTGGACTAACCTCGGCCGTCACAGACTCCACCGTTGCAGGGGCACTACTTAATGAGCATGGTCAAATCTACGGATCTCCAGACCTACTCGTTACCCCAGCTGCGACGACACCTTTGACACCTTCCGGATTTGGCTATCAACCTGGTCGCATAACCAGCAGTTCCCCAGTCGGCTCTGTCCCGGCATTATCTACGGACATAATCCAAGTTGGGGCCGGTTCCACAGATTTAACCGGTCTCGGTTGGAGGCAGGCGATTCAGCCTACCACGATTTTGCTCCGTCCCGGACAGTATTTCACCTGGACTCAGTGGTCCACCCCACCATCGGGTTCAGCCGCTGCCGCTTGGAACAAGACTGATGGCCACCTGGGCACCATCTACGTCGATGACCTCGACGCCTCAGGTGTGTCAAAAGTTGCGCTGGAACTAGCGACTAAAATTGTGCCCGACCCCGGACCACCAACTGAAACCGGGCCAGGGCGCACGCTGCATCCATCAAGGAATTGTACTACAATCTCGCATGGCGAGGCTGCAGCATGGTTTGAGCACAAAGCCAAGCTCCATCCATATGCTCCACGTTGGTCGGACCGGTATAGAAAGCACTATAAAGCCGTCCGTCGTTCGAGGAAGATCAAGAAGGGATCTTCTATTGAGCACCATTTGACGTTATCTTAAATTCACGGGACCCAACGTCAC